CCTCTCCCGCGCTTTCGAAGTAACCATACTTCTCCAAGGCCTTATAGACGATCAGCTTATGAAATTGGGCAGGCATTCCCGGAACTTCAGTGTCGTCAGCGATGGTGTTAGTAGCCCCCAAAACTTGAGGCCCCCGCTCATAGTAACTCTGAATGTTGTAGATATCGTTCGGTTCTGGGCCAATAACAATGTTGTTTTGAGGATCAACCGTGATGTAACGGGGATAACCTGGGTTTTGCAGGCCTGTTCTATAGACCAAACGAAACCAATCCCACTCCACCCATATCATCCAATTTTGAGTGGCACTACCTGCGGAAACTAAGTGAATCCTCGGAGGGTCAACACGATCGTCTAGACGCCAAGAAGAGAAGCGGTCAATAGGATTCGACGCCCCGCCCGTAACATCATTAATTCCCGCGTTATCATACGCATAAACACCGCCGTCAGACGCGGCTGTAACAACCTCAAAAAGACGCCTCTGCCATCTAAACGATTCAGAGTGTCTATTTTGGATATCTATGTAGGCGTCACTTACCCAGTTTGTTACCCGAGCAAGCTCTCCAGTTTGGCTCACAGTGGTAGAAGGGACTGCTGCCCCTCCGGCCAAGTTGGCCTCTAATGAGAAATTTTGGCATAACTCAAGAAAAGTTGACAATTGCTACTCCGTTTACGCAGCCTTGAGCCGTTCCTCAAGCCATTTTGCCCCTCTTGGATTATCATCTTTAAGTACCTCAAATCCGTACCTCAAGCCGCGTCTAGCGGGATGATCAACTCCGACGCCACGCTGATCGTCGTATTCAACATTGCCGTAATGTACTGGCTTTGCGCCAGCCAAGACGCCAACAAACATTCTCGGGACAGTAAAAACTTGCCCACGGACAAATGTTCTCGAGATGCCATTAACTGAAACTGTGAACACACGGTCAGCGTTTCTTTCTGCAGTGTCCCCTATCCGGATAGTGACCATTTCTTCATCAAATAGAAGAGCATCATGCTTATCCTTAAACTCTTGGCTAGTTGGATCAGTATTCCCAATATCCGTAACGATGAGCTTTGGCTCTACACCAGACTCATCTACCGTCATTATAACAGGAGGCCCAAGATCTACCGCGCTTGCATCTGTTTCAACATGCGTACTACCAGTAGGGCGATCTTGAGCAGTCATGCCCTCAAGCGCCTGCAGTATCCGATCGTTAGTCTGACTAATATCAGTCAGCTTCTCCTCAGTCTTTTCGAATCTTTCGCTGAACTCTTTCTCTAACTGCTTGTTGGTCTTGTTTTTTTGATACGTCATAAGCCCCTCTATCAATTAGTAGGGCCCCGAAGGGCCCTGGTTTAACCACCTTCATAATCCCCAGCCACTGTGGCCGCAGACACTGAATTTCCAACACCTGGTAAGTATACTACGATGGCTTCCCCTGCTGTATTAGCAGAATCAACCAATGAAAGGTTGATAATTCCACTGGCTGGCGTCAGCACTTCAACGTGCTTTTTAGCCGTCTTAGTGTGCAGTATTGACCCGTCAATTGCGGTTAAAGCACCCGAAGCGGCCGTAGCCGTTAGCGACAAAGCCGCCAAGTCGTCTGTAATCCAAACGTCCAAATGGTGTACTCCCGGTATAACATTGCCAGCGCCGTCTCTGACCGCGATCGTAATGTCCATCTCGTCAGTTGCAGCTCCAGCGGCCAAGGTTGGCACAGCAGAAGCTGCCGTATTAACCTCTGTTCCGTCTGATTGCTCCGTTACTATCCGAGCATTTTTACCTATGCGAAGCTCGCCGGTAATCTTTAGCCGTGTTTCTCTTCCGTACAATCTACTCATTTTACTTTCCCTTCATAAGCGTCACCCCTACCTAAGTAGGGGCTTCGGGGGATGGATTAAGATCCTTGGGGTCTAAGAGGCAGAGTGGAAATACTTTCCATTGCTTCGAAGGTGCTCCAAGTGGTTGCGCCAAAGTTAAAAACAGTGCCAGAATTGTTCTTAATCACAATGTAGCCAAAAGGCATATATGTGTCTAAGTCAACCCAGGGGAATGAAGGAAAGGTTATAAAGTCACCAGAAGAGTCAAGCGATTGCAGCGCACCCTGATGAATTTGTAAAGCCCCCGCAGCATCCACGCTCATTACGAACACTGTTCCTTTGTCATCAGGAATAGTTTCGAAAGTTTCGCCTGCATAATCTGTAGTTCCCGGCGCTGTGTTTGTTTGAGCTGCATAGGAGGTAACAAACTTACCGCCAATAGAGCCTTCAACAGCAGTGTCAGTTGTAATTGTGGAGGTTGTGCCTGCGACCAAACCTGCGTCGGTCATGCAGAGCGTTACTCCGCGAATATCATTTGCTTGAGCCATCTTGTAAATCTCCTGTTCAGAGTGGTAATAACGCCCCTGTTTGGGGAGCTTTCACCCAGAAGCCCCACACTAGGCGGGGCTTAGGGGAAACCTTGTCGGGTTACCTATAGATCTGTGACCCCAACTTCGACGACCGCCATCCATCCATCGTTCTGGATAAAAGGAGCACACCAGAAGATCGCACCAACATAGCCACGCTGGCCGTGCGGATCATTCTTATCCTTCTGGGAATGAGGAATGTGAGAGACATCGAACGAATTCAATCCGCGCAATGCAACGTCACCCCAAGCATCTTCGCCAACAACGATCACAGGGTAAACGTCGATGTTTGCCCCAGTCGTGCTTACTAGGCCGGTGGCACCAACAGCCGCGCCAGAGTCCGGTATAGAAGTAAGCTCTGGCGAGATGATGAACCTGTATCGATCCACTGCACCAAGCTCGCATTCGTGCATGACCTTACGTGAACCGTAAGACGCACACTCTACAAATCCTGGCAATTCCTGAATGTCGTTCTCACAGTCGGTGTGGCAGAAAACGAGGAAGCCCGCTTCTACAGCCGTGGTGTTGTAGTTAGCTGACGGAGCCAGAATCTCCGTAATCATGTCGCACCGATTACCAAGCAGGCTACGAGTAACCTTTCGAAGCAATCCGAGTTTGACAGTTTCATCAACAGTAACTCTTGAAGTACCGCCTGCATAGAACAGGTTGGTACAGCCTTTAAGGACACCGTAGCGAACCTTCTCGCGTACAAGGCCCATACGCTGACCACACTGCTTCTTCATGGCCATAGGGATATCATCCTCATATAGCTCTGCAGTCTTGTCAGTGTACATATAGAGGGCGCTGTATTGATTAAGCGTCACAGTGATATCTTGCGGGATCAAAGTGTCTGCTGGAGGTGTTACGCCGTCCTGGGTCAAATGGGTATTGGGATCTACCACCCATTCGTTGATGGTTGTTGCGTTAGTTGTTGCGCCACCAAAGGGTAACCAGCGCCTGAAGATAACTGTATCAGACTGGTTTTTACCCATCTTGTGCTGTGTGCCGGTGATGCCAAGCACTTCTTTAGGTACGGCATGCTTGAGGATAGCCCCTTTGAGCTTTCCAATTCGCTGCGCCGTCGTGTCATATGTTTGCATAGTCATAGTGCGATACTCCAAAAATTTCGCTAATTAGAACAACAACCGCATATATAAGCGGATGCTCTTTCATTCCCTTTCCTAATCAACGAAGGATTTTCATCGTTCGCATAAACCTATTGGGGCAGTTTCCTGCGCCTAACCCTCAAACCCTTGCTCAAAAGCCTCGTCTGCCGACATTCCTCCAGTTGACCTTCTTGCCGTACTGCCACCTGAAGTGGGAGTATCTGACCTTTCTAGCAAACTGCGAGATAACTCGCCACGCTCTCCTCGCCTTTCCTCTCTTTCGTATCTCCTCTTCCGCTCGGCTCCGAAACCGTCTAACAGCACAAGGGCATCTTTAACCCTGGGACTGTGTTTCAGCTCTTGTACCTCAGCGGGCTGAGAAGACATCCATGATTGGAAGGCCTGAGATTTTACAGCTTCTTCCCATCCTTCATGCTTTATGTCCAGATATGCAAGGGATCTTGCGTTTGCGGCCGTTTCATTGGCGGCATTAAGCTCTCCTTTAAATTCTGCACGTAAACCATCTACATCAGGAATCTTACCTAATAAATTGCTTGCCTGTAACCCTAATTTTTCCTCCATTGCTTCCGCCCACTCCGGGAACTCTTCTTTGAAGGCTACAAACTTGGCTCCATCCTCGTAGGCATCGAGCATTTCCGCCTTAG